TAGCAAAATTAAAGTTTTCCTCAATTGCTTTTTCATTGATAAAAACAATTGGATGGTCATTTGATACATTCAAAGATTGTTCAATACTTCCTCCAATGTATCCTTCAACTTGTTGTCCAAAACTATTGTAATCAATATCAAATCCAGATTTCCTAACAAATAACCCAAGTTTAGATAAATCTGGTGGTTGTGGTGTATTGGTTGATTTAGGTTTATCATCATTTATATCATAATTGTGGTAGTTTTCCTCATCTCCATATTTTTGTGTTATTCCAAACACAAGCTCTTCATCTTGATTATCCTCTTCAATAGTATTCTCTTTTTCATATTCTTTCAGATATTTCACTACTGCTTTTGGGAATATATCACCTTTACTCCAACTTTCAGAATATTCAGTTATATCAATCCATTTACCACTTCTTTTGTATCTTGCCTTATTTGATTTATTTTGAACAACCTTAAAATCACTCATAATTCTGACTCCCAAACAATAATTGTCATTTCAACATCAAACAAATCAACATCAGGAATTGGGGCTTTTTGGATTGTTTGGTCAATTGAGTGAATATAACCTTCTTTGTTTTGAAAAAGATTATTTATTGAAAAAAGTAATCTACTGTTATATCTAAACCATTTTTGTAGTTGTTGAATTTGATTTAGTGTTAGTAATGGGATTGTAATTTTGTATTTTACCCATTTTGAATAAGATGTATATGTCACAAGTGTTCCACCAACACCTTTTCTATACCTTTTCCAAACACCTATGTCAGTTGAACCAAAGTTGTGAACCTTACCTTGAAAATGAAATTCAATTTTTTCATTTGTATAAATACTTTCAATTTTCCACATCAGAATTGGTATCCTTCTTCATTTGTTTGTATGGTTGCATTTATATTTGCATCTTCTTTAAGCTCTTGAAGTTTATTCTTAAGCTCATCCAACAACCATTCATTTGTTGTTTCAACTTGAACCTCAACTTTATCTGCTTTATTAAGTTTATTTTTTATATCATCAATATTGCTTGAAATTTTATTTAAATTTTCTTCTGCACTTTTTCCATACAATTCTGCTTGTTCTTTTGCCCATCTGAACATATCTCCAAGCACAGGTAATTTCCCACCAAGTGATGGAACATAAAGAATAACTTCAATTAATTTAGCAATAACAGATATTAAACCTTGAACTGCAACTTGAACAACTTCAAAAGCAATTTGTAATGCATCAATTGCTGTTGCCATTCTATACATAAAAGCAATTCCTTTACCTAACCCTTCAGCCAAACCTATGCCAAGCTCTAATGCTTTTATTACAACAACTCTAAAGAATGCTTCTATTTGGTCTTTATTATTTTGAATAAGTGTATTTAATTTTGTCACAAAACTAACAATCCCTTCTAAAGCACTTTTCAAAGCACTTTTGAAACTATCACCTAAATTTTGTTTTACCATTCTCCAAGCAACAGAAAGTTGTGAAACTTTTCCTTGGAATGTTTCTGTCTGTCTTGAAGCACTTCCCATAAATACTTCAGTTTCCTTCATTATACCATTGTATTCTGCTTGTCTTTTTTCTGCCAAGGTTAAATCTGAAACACTTTTTCCAATTTGTTGTGCATACTCTTTCCACATAACAGAAACATTTTTTGTTACACCTGCATTATCAACAAGGATAGAATTTTCATTTTTCAAACCTTCTGTTGCTGTTACAACTGCTTCACCAAGTTCCAATGAACCTTGTCTTGCAACACTTGCTGCATCTTTCAATCTATTAATCATTTGAATAGATTGTTCAAGATTAAAACCTCTTAACAATAAATTTCTTAATGCAGTTGATGCTTCTGCAACAGTCATAAGTCCATCTGATGCTAAACTTTCTGCAGTTTGTTTAAGTTGTTCAAAATCAATACCTGTATATTTTGCAATTGCTTGTAATCCAAGCATGGAATTTTCAATTTTATTACTTTCTGCAATTATTGATTTTGAAAATTGGACTGCAGAAAATGAAGCAATTAAAGCAACGATGGCATTTCTCACATTAAAAATAGAATTTTTAAGAGTTATAAATGCTTGTCTGCCTAATTCTCCAAATGTTTTTATTTTTGTTATAAGTGTTGAAAATGAACCTTTTAATATATTCAATGAACCTTTTGTTGTTAGTTCTTCAAAAGAATTGGCCAAACTTTTTACAGATTGTTTTGCAATAGAAGTATCAACATTAATTCTAATTTTTAAATCAGCCATTTCTTTTTACCTCAAACAAACCACTCATCTCAAGTTGCTTTCTTAAATCTTCTTGAGAAAGTGGTTTTTCAATTTCTTTTAAACCATCAAATCCTATTTGTTTTTTAATGAAACTTTCAACTTTTCTTTTCCAAATAGAAATTCTCAAGTTCAATACATCATCATCACTCATATTCCATTCACTTGCAATCATATCACAAAGATAATCAACATCAAGCTCTTTATCACTTCCACCTTTTCCTATTGCAAAAAAGTTTTGTTGATTACCTCAATTAATTCTTTCACTTGTGAATATGAAAGTTCTTCAACAACTCTTTCAGGAATTCCACAACTCACTAATACATTGACCATTATTTTTAATGCTTCTTGTGCATCTGCTTCTTCAATCTTTGCTAATTCAACAACATCTTTAAATTTTGGTTCAATTAATTGTATTGTTTCTCCATTAATTTCAACTTCAACTTTTTTTGGTTCAGTTATCTTTATCATCTTAAACCTCTTATAATGTTATAGTTCCAAGTTGTGCTTGTCCTGTTGTTGTATCAATTTGTGGAAATATTCTAAACTCTATTTCTACAACTCTTTCACTATCTGGTGAAAATTCTATTTCTGTATCAATAACAGGATATGCTTTATAAAAAGTTATAGATAAGCTATCACCTGTTGCCTGTGGTGTAATTTCAAGTTGTTGAGCATTGTCTGCAATATCTTTTCCTATATTTTCACCAAAACCATTTAATAAATTTGTTGCAACATCTCTTTCTACAAGTGGAACAACAACACTTGCTTCTTCATTCAATAAAAAGGATTTGATTGGTAATTTTCCTAACTGGTCAACTGTAACATCATGAGTTTCTTGCTTTAACTTTAATTTCACATTACCTTTTGTATATCCTAAGTCTGTTCCACCCCATGATACCCATGCAGAACCAATTTTTATGTTTGCAGGATTTTTAGCCATCTTTTCTTTACCTCACTTATGATTTTATGACTGCAACTTCAATATTAGTTGCATCAGAATATGAAATATTTACATGTCTATTTTCATCATTAAACCTTGATACAGGAAAAGTTCCAATGTATTTTGTTTCACCTGCACCAACTGTAATATTCAAATCATGGTCAAATCCATAATTACAAGGTTGAACACTATCTACTGTTACAGTAATATTAGAGGTGCCATTATTTTTTACAACAAGCATTTCTTTTCCTGTGTTATAAAAATAGTTTCCTGCTGAATCTGCTGGTGAAAATGTTATGCTTTCACCATTTAAATCAATTGGTTGCACATTTAATTCTGTTGCCATTTTTCTTACCTCTTGTATTTAATTAATGTTTCAAATTCAATCAAATAAATATCTTCACCTTCAAGGTAATAAGTATTTATTCTTTTATTTTCTATTGCTATTATACTTTCACTTGAATATGGTTGTAAATCCTCAAAGATTGTTAGCCATTTATCTGTATGCTCTAAAAGAGTTTCATATGTATTGGATTTTATTTTCACTAACATTTCATTTTTCAATGTTAAGTGTATAAACTCTCCACTATATTCTTGTTTAAACCTTTCAACATTAACAACACTAATGAAAAGGTGTGGTTTGTAATATTTGTTCCCACTTGTAAGTCTATATTGCCCATAACTTATATTTAACCATTCATTTTTATTCACCAAATCAACATATTTCTTTATAACATCAACCAATTTCATTTCTTAATTCCTCTACAACTATATCTATTAAATGTTTCAATTCTTCATTTTTAAAATCTTCTACTGCTGGATGTAAATATGGTCTTGCAGGTATTCTTGCAGAATGATGTCTTCCTGCTAATCCACCATATTCATGTATTGCACCATATACAACTCTTGTTCCAACATATAAATTATTTCCTTCTTGTTCAAAGATACCATCTGAAGTTCTTGAACCAATTGAAGCTCTTAATCTTCCTGTTTGGTTCCAAAGATGTTGATGTGATGGCCATTTATCTTTACCAAAATATCTATCTTTTGCAATTGATGAAATTCTAATTCCACTATATTCTAAAATCTTGTTTTTGAGTTTATTTAAACCTTGTGATGATAATCTTTCTAACTTTAACTTTTCATTAATTATATCATTTGAATCAACTCTTATTTCAACCATCAGAAAAGCTCTACAAGTTTATAATTACTTAAAATTTTTTGTGCTTCTGGTGGAATTATTTCGTGATTGTATTTTATTGTTGCACCAGATGTTGAAAAACTATCCACATTATCTTTTACTTTGTCCATTGCAGAATACATCGAAATACAAATAAGAAGCTGTGCATAATCCAAAAGTGAATTCCATAAATTTCTTAATTTATAAGTTATAGTTAATATTTCACCTGAATACAATGCTCTATCAAGCCAAATCTCGCCAATTTCAAAATTAATAGAAACATATGTTATAGGAATATTTTTTGAAGATGTCATTGAAATAATTTCTTCAATAGGACATTCAGACAAAAATATATCATTTCTTTTGCAAGCAAATCTTTCAGAAACTTCTTCACCTTTTAAATGTCTTCTGCAATAATCAACCATTAATTGATAACTTGACTCAATAATATTTTCAAGTATCTTTTCCTTTGCAACATCATCTTTATCAATGTTTAAATGAGTTTTTAATTCATCAACAGTCATAGTTCAACCTTTTCATTTAACATGCCAATTATTTCTTTTTTTGTTGTTTTATTTGATACTTCAAGTTTAAGTTTCTTTGCTAATTTTTTAAGTTCATTAAATGACATTTGTTCTAAATTTGGTTTGTCTTTCTTTTCCTCAACATATCCATACCAAGCTAATCTTTCATAATCTTCTTTTGAAAGTTCTATTTGTTCACCTGCTTTGTATCTTTTGTTTCTAAAAATAAAAGGAATTTTTACAATATACATAATAACCTCCATAAATAAAAAAGGTGGGCTTTTAAACCCACCTATTAAACAACTCTATTACTTAACATTAGAAAGTTTAGCAAAAGACTTTTCAATTGCTACTTTTCCATCATGTCTTGTTGTCACTTTAATAATTGCTTGGTCATTTTCAAATGCACCTGCACCTTCTGTTGTCATTTTCACTTGATAATCTTGTCTGTTGAAAATGAAATAATTTTGGAAATCGCCAAAGTATATTTCAGTTTCATCATTACCAGTTCCAAGGTTTTCAGGTATGTTTTCATTTTCATAAATAGGTCTGCCAAATAAAGTTGTAATATCACTTTGAGCAGGATTATAAAGAAGTGGATTACCATTGGCATCAGTCATTTTAGCAAGTAATTCAATTCCTTTTGGTGAAGTCATCCAAATTCCTCTTTTTCTATATTTTTGCTTTAATACTTTTTGAACAGAAACTAAATCACCATATGATAAGGTTGTGCCACTTTGTGCAACAGTATTTGTAAAGGTTTCTGTTCTAAATCCTTTTGCTTCACCTGTTCCTGAACCATTTGTAAACTTCTCATCTTCAAATTCACCAACTGCTTCAGCAAACCATCTTGTTAAAAGTTGAGTTAAATTAAATGGTGAATCAGCCATTAATTCTTCAGATACAGGCACAAGCCCAGCAACCTTTTTAAGCAACCAGTTTATTTGGTTGAATTGTGCATCTGATGCAGAAATAGTAGAGTTCTCATTTACATAACTTACTGTTGGTTTTGCTCCAACTGTTGGAAAGTATCCATCATTAGATGTAACAGGAATAACTCTTGCAACATTTCTCATAACTGTAACATTTGGTAATTCTTCAATAATCATATTCTTAAATTCTTCAGGCACTAAATATCCACCAGCAGTATCTGAACCAACTGCTAATGCTTTCAATGTATCATTGTCTTTGAAAATCAATGCTTTGAAGAAGGTTGCCACTCTTTCTTCAGGTTTCATATTCTTGAATTTGTCTTCCTCATCTTGATTTTGAGCAGGTGGCATAGCAAACTTTTGGTCAATTTTATCCAAACCATACTTTTTTAATCCTGCATCAATTTGTGATGCAATAAGTTCTGCAAATTGTTCTGGTGTTAACTTCATTATTCATTTCCTCCAAATGTTTTTTGTTTAAGAAGTTCTTTCAATTCATCTAAACTGTCAATGCCCTCAATCTCAACAAATCCTAATTCTTCACCTTCATCAGTGGAAGGATTTGTTGATTTCTCTTGCTCAACAAGTTCAGATAATTGATTAATTTTTTCATTTTTAATTTCAATTTCACTTTCATATTTTTGTATAAGCTCTTTTATACCTTTTACATCAATATGTATTTTTAACCATTCTTCAAGCAATTCATCATCAAAAGTTTTTATTGCTTCTTCAAGTGTATATTCTTTGTATTCAGGTGGTTCCATATCAAAGTGTTTTTTGTAATGTCCTGCTAAATGATTGTATGCACCTTTCTTATCTTCTGCAGGTATCTTTATACCACCTCTGGCACCAAGCAATGCTGCCATTGCAGCAATTGTTCCTTTTCTATGGACACCAAACTTACCATCTTTTACATCATGATGAGGTAATTTATATGATGTAAGATTTTCTGGTGCATTAGCATCATACCACCCAAAACCAGCTCTAAATCTTTTAAAATTAATTTTATCTTTATCACCACTTCCATCTGACGATGCCCATTTTCTTAAATTCATTCTTGCTTTATTGCCATCCCAATCACCTTCTTCAAATACTTCCATTTGTTTTGGATGTGCATTCCAAGGAACAGCATTTTTAACTTCATCAATTTCAAATTCAATTAATATTTGTTCATCATCTTCTTCAGTCATTTTAGCAGTTTTAAAAGCATATGCAGTTTCAAATCCTTTTTGTGCCATAACAATTTGTGCATTAGGATTAGCAGGCACAGGCACAAATGAAACTTCAAACAATTCACTTTCCCAAACCACTCTATTCGCTTTTACCAAATCATCTTTATGTTTTTCATACCAAACAGGGTCAATATTCTTAATTTCACCAAATTCATCTTTATAAAAAGATTTCTTTGTTCTAAATCCAATTGATACAGTTCTAACAATTCCATCTTGAACAAGTGATTTCCATTCCTTTCCTCTTTCTGTGTTGGCAAATTTAGGTTTAATAATTAATTGATTTTCTGTTTTTGTAATGGTTTCTGCAGTTCCAATTGGTGGCTTATCCCATCTATGAATTTCAAGCAATACAGGATTTTTTTTGTAATTATCAATATTAATACCTGCAACTCTCATAATGTCTCCATCCCTATCCACACTCTCATCAGATGCAATAATAAAAATTTCATCCTTATTGGATTTAACTTCCAAGTATTTCTTCATTCTTTTACCTCACATTGAATTTTAATTATATATTACTACTTTTTTTTGAAGTTAAAGTTAAAGTTAAATTAAAGTTAAATTAACCTCTTTACTTTTTCCAAAAAAACATTTATAATAGAACACCCAGTGAAAGGGTTCGGGTGGAAGGAAATGTATAATAGGCATAGATTAATTTTTATTCCTCTTTAATCCTTTATATATAATAATTACTTGTGGTAAGTGTTTTGTGGATAAATGATAAAGTTTTTAAAAATTATAGTTCATCTACTTCATAAACATCTAAAACTTGCCAACCATTAATTTCTAATTCTTCAATTATCCTATCATTATCCCAACCTTTAACTTTCTTGTATCCTGTGCCATATGAATTATCAATAGGCACTATAACATCAATTTGTTCTATTTTATCAATAATATCTTTTACATCAGGATTATTTGTAAATACTTTTATTGCAGGATAACCTACTAATGCAATAATTGCTCTTGTTTCATTTTTGTTTTCCAAAATATAATTTTTAATCATTATTCTATCCTCTCATTGCTTTTAAATAATATTCATGTATCTTTGTTTTTATTTCCTCAATATCATTTGATGGTTCATCTTCATAATAAAACTTATAAACTTCTTTCCAATGCTTAAGTGAACCAGTGAAATCAAAAGGATTTTTTGCCATAATTAATAAAATTTTCCAATCTTTAAAAGGAAAACTTAACCAATGTTCAAGTGGTATTTTTGTTTTCATTCTATATTCTCCAATTCAATAACTATTTTTTTTAAATCTAAATCTTCATATACATCAACAATTTTAAATTTATTATATGGACTAAATATTAAAACTTCTTTTTCATTCCATGCATCAGGCAAATTACTTATATCATAACCTTTAACATTTCTAAACTTCAATACAACTCTACCAAACCATTGTGCTATTTCTTTGTCCTTGGTTGTTGCTTTTAATTTCATCCAATCTTTCCAATCAGCCTCTTTTCCAATTAACTCTTTTAGCTTTTCCTCTAATTTAACTTTATCTTTAATATATTCAAATCCAAATATGTTTTTAAATTCTTCATTTTCTATACCTCTATACAAAATGCCTTCATAATTTGGTTTAAATACAATTGGTAATTGTTTAAGTTTCTTAATTGCCAAATAAGGTTTCGCATACATAACAAAATCATACTTCTTATCAATTTTTTCAAACAATTCTTTTAAACCATCATAATCATACTCATTCATCATATTCTTAATTTTATTCATCAACTCTTTGTATGATGGAATTGTTTGAAGACTTTCCTCTAACATTGTCATTAAATCATCTGGTTTATCCCAAAACTTTGTTATGTATAAAAATTCATTTCCTTGCCATGTTTGTATTGAATATAAAAACTCTTTGTTTTCTTCATTCATAAGAACATTTCTGCTAAATTCTTTCCTTATATCTTTCTTATATATCCTTTCTAAAACTTGTTTATTGAATGTATTAATATCAACACTTTCCACTATGCTAATCTCTGTTTTTGGTATAATAGTTGGTTTTGACTTTTTCTTTCTTTTTCTCTTTTTCTTTATGTATGCAAAGGGGTCTTGTGTATTATCATCAACAAGCAAATCATCTCTGCCAATTATTTCATTTAAAAAATTATTTGCAACATTATTTAATCTATCATCAATAAATTTAATTTTCCCAAATTTTAACTTATCAGTTAAACTTTTAAAAACAAAATCAGACATATGAAATAGATATTGTAAGTCTTCAAGTGGTATATCAATATTATGTTCTTTTAACCATTTTCTTGCTTCACTTATCCATGCTTGTCTTCCTAATGTGTATATGTGTTTCAAATCTGGATTTACAACAATGTTGCTATCAAATGCATACAAATGAAAAAAGTATTGAAGTTTTTTCTTATCAACTTTAAATTCTCTTGAAAATTCATCAAACAACTTTTCTCTGAAATAATCTTTCGTATCCCAACTCTTTTTGAAAAAGGTTTTTATTGCAATTGGATGTGCAAATGCATCAATTACAATTGGATTATTTGTTAATGCATGAATTGAAAATTGATTTTTTGGTGCAATTAATTCAAAAACATATTTCCTTCCTTTTTTCCTTTCAACCTTTACATAATATTCAATGTTAAAAACATCATCATATCCTGCTCTTACAATATCAATGTCCTTCAAGTGTCCTTTGAACCAATTGGAAACTTTTACATCAGTTTTATTTATTTTGTTTAATGTTTCTTGTATAGATTGTAAAACAATATCATCAAAACCTTGTATATTTGGTAAATCATCAATAGTTATCTTTGCATTTCTTAATTGTCTATCTTGTTCAAGTGGAATAGAAACAATTGTGCATCTACAATTTGGATGTAATGGTGGATATTTTGCTTTGTATGTATATGCAACATCTTTTGTTTTAAGTTTATATTGTCCAATAAATTCCTCATCAATGTCAATAATTGTATTGTTCAAGGGTGCACAAATTGGACAAACTCTTTCGTCAAGTGCAGTTATATATTTTTTAGCAGTAAAGCCTATGGTTTTCATTTGTTCCAAATATGCCCAATTACTTGCTCTTGCAATTTCTGTCCTTGCAATTACTTCTGCATAATTCTTTTTGAATTTATCAAATTCTGTTGTTATAAGTTTTACAGTATCATCAATAGAAAGCCCATCTTTGATTGCTTGTTTAAGGATTTCTAATAACTTTTTATATGTGTTTCCATCAACTTTATTGATAAGTTTATCAAGCCCAATTTCATTAAAATATCTTAAAGACAATTCATCAAAACTTTTTCTTAACTTTTCACTTTCAACATTAGCTCTTTTTATACCATATTTTATACCTTGTCTCAAATGTTCATGGTAAATATTTTTTAATTTTTGAACATTGTTTTGTCTATCATATTTTATTAATTCATATTGTTTGTAATTCTTAATAACTTCTTTTTGAATTTGTGTAAATCTTCCAAGCAATTGATTTTTAAAGTTTCTTTCAATTGGTGAAATTTTATGGTCAAACTTTATCCATATTTGTTCAATAATCAAATCTTTTATTTCAGACAATTGAAAATATTGTTCAAGTTTGTTTGAGTATTTCCATAAGTTCTTTAATTTCATCAAATTTCTCCAATTGTGTTATATCAACAGTTTTGTTCCCTTTTGTTCCACCAATTTTTGCAAAACCAAGCAACTCTCTTATTTCATCAATAGTTAAGGATGCAGTCATAAAACCAATTTGTGCTTTCTTTATTTTCAACTCTTCTTGTTTCATTTTGATTTCACTATTTTCAACAGTTATCTCATCAAACACAAATTTAATATTTTCATTTAACATTTCTTGTATGAATTTATAATTGATTGTATTTGATATTTTTCTTGCTAATGGTGCAATTGTATCTCTCATAAACATCTCATTACTTACTTCTGCATTACTTCTATTTATGTCATTATAATAACCAAGTAATGCAGGTGGAACACCTAATGTTGCTAATATATCATCTCTACTCCATACAGCAGGGTCAATATAAGTATCTGTATTAGGCTTTTCACTTACAGGTATCCATTGCCAATCGCCAAACATAAATGCAACTTTGCCTTTGTTTTTTGCACCACCAAACTTTTCATTCCATCTCTTTTCTATTCTTTCAAGGTCTTTTTCTTTTGCAGGCTGCTTACTTGAGAAAACACCTGCAGGTATTCCATTGTTTTTAAAGAAGTATGCTGTTGTTTTCTTTGCTTGGTTAATTATGTCAAAATCCCAATCTACTTTCTTAACAACACTATCCCCATCAACCAAAGAAATAGGATTATTAAATTTAAAATGAACAATTTCATCAACTTCAAATCTTTTCTTGCCAACCATACTTGGCGCTTCATAATAATCAATTGTTAATCCATTGGATGATTTTGGATTTAATAAAAATGGCAAAATAACATAAAGGTTCTCTTTGTCCCAAAACCAATAAGCACTTCCATAAATATACATATGAATAATAGTTAATTCAATTAAATCATCCCAAACCATTAATGGATTTGGTTTTCTTAACTTTTTTTCAACTCTATGATTTTCTATTTTTTCATCTTTTGAATTTAAAATACTCCATTGAATACTTGCTGTTGTTCTTGCAATTTTGGAAATAGCACTATACACAATACTTTTGTAAGATTTGTTGTAATTGACTTTGTCTTCAATTTCTGCAAATAAATTTGTTTGTTTAAATTGCAATAAAAAATCTAATGATTTTGTTACAACATCCATCATTGAGTATTCTTGAATTTTCTTTTCTTTTTTCATATTTATCCTCATAAAAAGTTTTTAATTAATTATACTTACACAATTAATATGTCCACTCTTGCTTTTGGCATTGCATATCTTAAAGCAACAGCATCACTAACATCTGGACTTCTGCCAATTTCTTTTTTAATTTCCTCTTTAGGTCTTAACTTTAACCTTGCTTTTGCATCATATTTATGTGTTGTTACAGACAATTCCTCAACCATTTCATCCATTATTTCCTCATTTTCCTTACTTCCATCAAGTGGCAAATATATTTGATGTTTCCTAACCTTTTCACTCAACTCATAATACATTTCAGCTCTCACATTATGAAACTTGTTTTTCTCATAAGCATTTTCAGCAAAATTTACACCATAACAATCATATCCCATATCTTCAATTATTTCATCAACATTTGTTAAAGCACCCTTATCAATTATAAAATTCACATCCTCAATAGACTTACTCAAATTAAACTCTTGTTCAACAATTTGCAACAATTCTTTCCCAATTTCAACTACTTTATTACTCAATTCAATTCCACCAATCTTATAAAATTTTCTAATCAACAAGCAATTATCATCACACCAAGCACAAACAACACTTGCATCATTTCCTTCCCTTGCTATATCTACAGACACAACAAGTTCACCATCATTAAGTGGAACATAATCTTGTCTTTTAAATGCATATATAACATCTTTTGTATTAAATAGTTTATCTTCACTATCTTCTGGCCATTTTGCTTCAAACAACAATTCAAATTTCCATTTAGGCAATCTTTTCTTTGCTTTATAATATTCACTTTCAGGATAATATGGATTTTGTAAACTTGAAGGATTTTCAATATGATAATCTTTATCCCCATTTTCCCATTCATCCCAAAAATCTAACTTTAACCAGTGATTTGGGTCATATGGTGTTGTTGTTAATAATATTTTCCCACCTGTAAAACTAACTCTTTGAACAGCAACATCCCACCATTGCTTTGGAAACAATCCTGCTTCATCACCAATTATTCCTTTTGCATGAATACCTTGCATTCTATCACTATCAGTTGATGAAATACCATATATTATTCCAAATTCATTTTCAATTATTATTTCAGATTTATTATAAGTGTATTCAAGTTCTATTTCATTAAAATATTTCAAAATGTATTTTACAGGATTTCTTTTAACCATACCAATTGTTGGTGCACTAATAATCCATTCATTATCAGGATTATTCATCATATTTATAAGCAACCATCTTGGTAAAAAATAAGTTTTGCCACAACCTGTTCCACCAATTAATCCTAAATATTTAGCAGGCGATTGCAACAATCTTAATTGATAATCAAGCAGATTTATTTCTAATTCTTTCATACTTCTCTACTTTTAACCTCATTTATTACAACAACAACATTAGTTTTCTTATCTTTAAGTTGTCCATCCCAATGAACATCTTCTAACATTTTCCCAAGTGCCATATTTAATTCATTAGCTATTCTTGCATATCTCACTAAATTTCTATCATCATCATTCATATCTCTAACAATTCTATTCACTTTATCTACAAGTGCTAATTGATTTCCTACAAGCCATTGTTTTATTTGAACAAGTTTTTCAGATAAATCTCCAATACCATCTACTCTTTGAACAATACTTCTTACAACCTGTTGTAATTCTTGTGGATTTACATCATCTACAACAACAGTTTGATTATTCTTTTTCCATTCTTCAACCATATGCCATTTATTAAATTGTGTTATTTCTGATTTCCATTTCATTAAAGTTTTTCTGCTAAATTTCCTACCAGTAAGCACTTCAAGTTCTTTTAAAACATCTTCAGGTGAATAATTTTCTTCAAGCAGATATTGAGCATATGTGATAAATTCCCATCTTCTTTCTTTCCATTCTTTATTCAAATACCATCTATTCCCTTGCAACTTATTTATTATCTGTTTTGGTTTTAAATCCATATTATCACCACATTCCTTGAATTTTATTTCTAATTTTGTGCAATGCTTCCTTATGTATTTGTGAAACTCTTGTTTCTGTTTTATTTATTATTTTTGCTATTTGTTTCATACTCTTATTATTTTTATAATATTCTCTTAAAACTATAATTTCAATTGGTTTTAATTGTTTTTCTGCTACATTCCAAATTTTCTCAACCATCAATTTTCTATCAACTTCATCTTCAAAACTTTCTTTCCCAATATAATTTAATTGCTCCCCATAATGTGTAATTTCATTAATAACATCATCATTTAAAACATTTTTAACTCTGTTCCTTTCTAAACCTGTTTTTTCAACAATAGTATCCAAATCAGGATAAACACCATACTTTCCATAATATTCATGTATAAATTCTTTTACTTTATCATAAACAGGTCTTTGCCATTTGTTTGAAAAATCCATTCTTCTAAATTCATCAATCATAGCACCTCTTATTCTTATATTCAAATAAGATTTAATATGTGGGTGGTTAAAATCAATCTTATCCCACATTCTTAAAACAGTTAAATAACCTACTTGATATAAATCTTCCCATTCAATTGTTGATAGTCTTGTTCCATTTTTATTTATGACTTTTGAAGCATTTGCTCTTATAATTTTATCAATATCAATCCCATTTATCTTCAAGTTCTTCAAATTTTACTCCTTTTTCAAATTTGAATTTTACATAACCACCAACACCAAATCTACTTTCAATTGCAGCATTTACTTCATCACCATAAATTCCATCTGTTGCATCAACATCATCAGGTTCATGTAGTTCTCTATTTAATGATATTATAATATCACTATCAGATGCAACTGTTGATGTTCCTCTTGCATCTTCTTTTGTAATAACTTTTTTATCTCCAATCTTCCTTGGTTGAACAACTAACAATACAATTATATTATATGTTTCTGCAAGCTGTTTAAAAGCAAGTGTATATTGAGAAAGTTGTTCATATTCAGATACTCTACTTAATAAATGAAGATTATCAAAAACAAGTATATCAGGATTATATATTTTTATAGTTTTTTCTACAGAATTTAAAATATGTTCAGCAGTCATTCCAATAGGATAAGCAAAATTAATATAATCATAATCTTTAGGATTTATTTCATCATTCCATATCTTTAACCTTGCATCATCAATAGATATATTTTCTTGTAATGCAACAAGTTTTTCAAGTAATTTCTTTGGTTTCATTTCCAAGCAATAAAAAAGAGTTTTAAAATTA